CCCCTATTAGCGGTTACCAGCGCCCCACCAGACCCGGTGACATCACCCCCCGGATCATGGACGACTGGGGGCAGTAATCATGCCGGGTCTGGCTGGCTAACACCCCATTATAAGGGGTACGAATAAAGTAACGGGGCGGGATATGTATCAGATGGAAAAAATATCAACAGGCATTGCCTACGGCACCTCCGCCGGCAGTGCCGGCTACTGGTTTTTGCAGTGGTTGGATCAGGTCAGTCCATCACAGTGGGCTGCGATTGGTGTGCTGGGAAGTCTGCTTCTGGGGCTTCTGACTTATCTGACGAATCTGTATTTCAAAATAAGAGAAGATAAGCGTAAGTGGATTTGCCCCTATATTTCCAGACATCTGTTATCACTTAACCCATTACAAGCCCGCTGCCGCAGATATTCCCGTGGCGAGCGATAACCCAGCGCACTATGCGGATGCCATTCGTTATAATGCTCGAACGCCTCTGCAAGGTTCTTTGCTGCCGTTAACCCGTCTGGTTTGGGCATGATACTGATGTAGTCACGCTTTATCGTTTTCACGAAGCTCTCTGCTATTCCGTTACTCTCCGGACTCCGCACCGCCGTGTTCTTCGGTTCAAGTCCCAACATCCGGGCGAACTGGCGTGTTTCATTAGCCCGGTAGCATGAACCATTATCCGTCAGCCACTCCACTGGAGACGACGGAAGATCGTTGCCGAAGCGGCGTTCCACCGCTCCCAGCATGACGTCCTGTACTGTTTCACTGTTGAAGCCGCCGGTAGTCACCGCCCAGTGCAGTGCCTCACGATCACAGCAGTCCAGCGCGAACGTGACACGCAGTCTCTCTCCGTTATCACAGCAGAACTCGAACCCGTCAGAGCACCATCGCTGATTGCTTTCTTTCACGGCCACTCTGCCTGTATGTGCCCGTTTCGATGGCGGTACAGCAGGTTTTCGCTCAAGCAACAGCGCATTCTGGCGCATGATCCGGTAAACACGTTTGGCATTGATCGCAGGCATACCATCAAGTTCTGCCTGTCTGCGAAGCAGCGCCCATACCCGACGATAACCATACGTGGGCAGCTCTCCGATAACATGGTGTATACGGAGAAGCACATCCGTATCATCAGTGTGACGACTGCGGCGGCCATCCATCCAGTCATCGGTTCGTCTGAGAATGACGTGCAACTGCGCACGCGACACCCGGAGACAACGGCTGACTAAGCTTACTCCCCATCCCCGGGCAATAAGGGCGCGTGCGCTATCCACTTTTTTGCCCGTCCATATTCAACGGCTTCTTTGAGGAGTTCATTTTCCATCGTTTTCTTGCCGAGCAGGCGCTGGAGTTCTTTAATCTGCTTCATGGCGGCAGCAAGTTCAGAGGCAGGAACAACCTGTTCTCCGGCGGCGACAGCAGTAAGACTTCCTTCCTGGTATTGCTTACGCCAGAGAAATAACTGGCTGGCTGCTACACCATGTTGCCGGGCAACGAGGGAGACCGTCATCCCCGGTTCAAAGCTCTGCTGAACAATTGCGATCTTTTCCTGTGTGGTACGCCGTCTGCGTTTCTCCGGCCCTAAGACATCAATCATCTGTACTCCAATGACTAGTCTAAAAACTAGTATTAAGACTATCACTTATTTAAGTGATACTGGTTGTCTGGAGATTCAGGGGGCCAGTCTAA